CTTTATATCGCTGTAATCCTTGCTGGCTCGTATGCCACTGCCAAACTTGGTGTCTAAATCAGGGTTCTGTCCACTCTGACTAAGCCCACGCTGAGCACTGGCTTCTACATCATACAACTTCATTTTTGCTCGATCCACGCCTATGACAAACTTACGATTGCTGGTTGGATCATTGTAGCGATTTTTTAACTGTTTGACCATGAGCTGATTTAGCTCATCCATTTCATCGCTGGCTATGAGTGCAAACATGAAGTCTACTGTGGCCGGTAATCCAAAACTTTCAGAAGTATCAGTTAATTCAACATCGGTATTGCCATATCCACCTCGGGTAGTCTGTGTGGCACTTAAAATTGGCACATTGGTTTCAACTGCCAGTCCTCGTAGCTCCTCGGCTATGGCCTTGATATAGGTATAGCTATTTACGCCGGCTCCCTGTTTGATTCTTGAGCTGGTACAGATATTCAAATAATCCACAATGATGATGTCTGGATGAAAACTTTGCTTGAGACTGAGTTCATTTAACAGAGCCTTAAAGTGTCCACAGTGTGCACCAGCTGTTGGATATTCCTTGATGATTAATCGACCCTGAGTGCGGTCCTTGATTTTGTCTATGCGATTGTCATACATGGTCTTGGGCAGGTCATGCAGCTGATCCATGTCCAGATTCATGAGATTGGCATCGATACGTTCGGCTATGCGCTCCTCGGCCATTTCCATGGTAATGTACAGGACATTTTTATTCTGACTCAGACATGATGCTGCAACATGACACATGAACAAACTTTTACCCACACCGGTTCCGGCCAGGACTACATTCAGCGTCTTGTTGGGCATACCGCCATTGGTAATCTTGTTGAAGAATTCTAAATCAAATGGAATGCGAGTTTCCACCCTGTGATAAAAATCAAACCGACTAGCAGCGTCATTGATATAATCATGCCCCACGCTATTATCAAATCCAACACCCAGGGCTTCTTGTAGAATACTGGGTAGGGCTTCTGTGGTGTGTTTTTTATCGCGCCCATCAATGATTTCAATACTTTTAAGTATGGCATTATATACCGCCTTGTCTTTGCAAAATTTTTCTGTTTCTGTTATTAGCCAATCGGCATTTACTTCGGTCTTGGCCAGATCCTTGATTAGCTCAGCTGCAGATTTAAAATCCAGTTCATTTAGATTCTTTTTCTGCAGAGCTATGTCCAGAGCCTCAGTAGTAGGACAATTGTTGTAGTTGTCTATGAACTCTGCTATGAGTCTATAAACAACTGCATCAGCATTGTTAAAATATTCAGGCCGTAAAAAAGGAACAACCTGACGCATGTAGACTTCATCATGCACCAGGTTCCTTAGTATGGTCTTTTCAATTCTATCCATTAGCATTCTCTTTGATTAAAATGTCATCTAGTATAGTTATTATTATAGGCTTTAATACAGCATCTGTCAATAGTTCTGGATTACGTATGGCTGTATATCCAAACTTTACTTTTAAATGACCAGCAACTTCTTCGAATCGTACTCGACCATATCTAAAAACAACACCAGCGGCCTTACCGCTGGTAATGTGTATGTGTGTGGTATCGTCTATGGCGTCTTCTATGAACTCATAGGTCGGTGTCGGCTGCTTCGTACGCTGCTTCGATATCATCGGCCCCGAGATCTTGCCCCAGATTTGTCGAACTGACCTTGTAATTTGTTTCAACATAGTCTCTAAACTCCTGTTTGGTTAGTATGGGTAACCAAAATTCTTTACTATAGGTTTCTTTGATGCGATATTTCTTTTCTTCGCCCTTGTGGCTGTACCAGCCATTGCTAGGTTTAACTACAAATCCACCTTCGAGTGCAACATCCAATAATCCGCTCCATTTGCTAATACCACCTTCATAGGTTACCTCAACTGGAATCTTGCTCTTTTCTCGAACATACCGACTCTTCTCAACATTAATGATAAAGTTATATCCAATGACATCGGTTCCGTCTTTTTCTTGCTGGCGGCCAATGATAAAGATATTATCTGCACTGTAATAGATACCAGTTCCACCTGACAGAACATCTTTAGGGAACATGCCAATTTCCTTGTAGGTATGATTTACCACAACCATGGGAATGTCTTTGATGGTTAAATGCGGCGTTACCATGCGGAATAAACTCTTGAGCTGTTTAGCTCTGCTCATGTCAGCTACACTCTTGCCTTCGAGTGCATCTTCTACTTCTTTCTTACTAGCCAGATTCCCAACTGAGTCAATGATGATCATGACATGGTCACCTCTCTCAATGTTGCTTAACTGCGCCATGCTGTCGTGCTTTAATTGCTCCACGTCCGTAATAGGAGTATGCAGTACACGTTTGGTATCAATGCCAAAAGTTTCAAAGTAACTTTGTGGACTACCAAACTCCGAGTCATAAAATAAAACTACACCGTCAGGATACTTGTCCTGATAGCTTTTTGCCAGCATGAGTGCAAAGGCTGTCTTAAAATGCTTGCTGGGACCTGCGAACACAGTCAGTCCAGGTGTCAATCCACCATCTAGTTTACCACTTAAGGCTACGTTAATCATGGGCACTGGACTCTGAATCATGTCTTTGCTGCCGAAAAATTTACTATCGGCCAGGACGTCAGTATCCTTAATAGTACTATTCTTCTGTAATTTGTCTAATAAACTCATGCTTTCTCCTCGGTTTTTTCTTCGACCATTTCTTCTAAAATGCCCAATAATTCAGCTACAATCAAAAACAATCCAGCCGTAACAAAAAACTGAATCATTAGCACAATACCCGCAGCGATTCTAAAACCGCTTTTGATCATGCTTACATTATAATGATTTAATTCAAATTCTACTTTCATAACATCTCCTAACTAAATAATCCTGCTAAAGTTGCTTGCGGACTGGTGGTCCAGCCCATGCCTTCGATGATACCATTCAGAGGTTCAATAAATGCCTTATCCCACATTGTATCATAATCTATGTAGTTTGTCAATTGAAATTCAGCTGGAATTCGACCTATGAATCCTATGCAATTTTCCTTGATGCTGTTCGGAGTTTTCAGATACAGGAATTTAATCTTATCTCCTTCGCCAATGCTTTCATACTTGTTGGTTATGTTGAATTCTTTGAGATAATAATTATACAATAATGCTCCACGCACATGCATAGGGCAACCCTTGGCATAGATCTGAGACGAACTCTGATACTTGCTCATGCCATTCACACCACGAGGAAATGCTATGTCTTCGGGACTTAATTTCAAGAACTCTTTCTTGGCCTCGGTAATAAATGCCTGCAGGGCTGCTTCATCTCTGGTAATGGCAACCCGGACTGCGTCTTTTAATACATTGCGAATAGCTTCGGGAGTACTTGAACGAACAATTTCCAGGCCCATGACCTTTAATTTAGGTTCGGCATAGCTAACACCCTCGTTGTTATATACATTAAGAGCATATCGCTTCTTGGCCACCCAGATGCCTCGGTCAGCTATGGCCTCGCGCTTGAATACAATCTTGGGTTCAAAGGCATTGGTATAAATGGCCAGCTCATTACAGGCTCTGTTGATGACTTCAGTAATCTTTTCTTCACAGATCTTATCCAGTATTTTTAAGATCTCATCTTTGCTTTTATCAGCATAGAATTTCTGAACTAATGGATCCAGAGTAATGTAACAGCTGTCAGTGTCGGAATAAAAACTATATTTAAAGTCCTTGGTGCCTACTATTTTATTCAGATAGGCATCCAGAGCTTCACCTACAGTACGAATAATATACTGACCAGTTATGGTTATGCCCTCGGCAATGCGATCATCAAAGTATCGGAAATAATAATTGGCCCAGGCACCAAACAAACTGTTAAGCTGAATCTTTCGAGCCATCTGGAAGTTGGTATAACGACTAATGTCATTTAGATACTGCGGCTTATGGGTCTCTTCGTACAGCTTCTGAGCTTCAATCATCTTACGCTTATACATCTGACGATCATCAAATAGCTTTTGCACAATGCCTGGAAATAATCCTTTTTTGTCTCGGCTAAAATGATATCCATTGGCTGTTAGACATTCATTGTCGGCATGCAGACTTTGCAGGTCAGTCTTTTTAGCCAGGAGCTGGTTCACGGTGGTTGGTGTAAAATAATCTTCTCGGCTTCGAGTCAGAGTTTCTGGACTCATGTTATACTGCATGATAATGCTGGGATACAGGCTGGTGGCATCAAAGCTAACTACCCAGTCATATTTGCCAGGTTTAGGTTCCTGTACATAGGCGCCTTCGATGCTACGATCTGGGCGACTGGTATCGCGTGGATGCACAACTATGTTCTGATCCCAGAGATAGTTATACAGCACACAGTCCCAGGTTCTAACAGCACTGAACACATCACCAAACTGACACTTGGCATCAAAAGCCATGGTGGCAGCTAGCTCTATGAGCTTCATTTTATCTTCGAGCTGTAATACTCGTTCGGTATCCACCACGTTGTAGTCAGTGAATAGTTTCCAGTCATTGGTATAGAATTCCTTGAAGGTATCAAAGGGATTTTCTAACTTACCAACATCTAGTTCCTGTTTACAGATATAATCTAGCTTATAGCTCTCCTGAGCATTATAGGTAAACTTTTTATACAGATCCAGATAGTCCAGTTGGGTAACGCCAACTAGTTCATAGGCAGTCATGGTCTTTTGTGCAAACTCTACATCACGACGCTTAACCTGACGCCAAGGACTCAACTGCTTGGTGCTGGCTTCACCAGCCACGCGCTCAATGCGGCTAACCAGATAGGGTATATCAAATAATCCTATGTTCCAGCCCGTGATGATGTCTGGCGTATTAATGGTCCACCAGCTAAGGAACGATCGAATCAATTCATATTCGGTGCTGCAATGATGATAGGTATGATTGGGCTTTTCTGCTGTGAATGGTTTACGGCCCCAGGTATGAATCTGACGAGTGTTCAGATCCTGCATGGTTATGAGCAAGAGTTCTTCAACGGGGTCATTGACATTGGGGAATCCATGCTCAGACGTAGTCTCTATGTCCAGACCCCAAATGGCTATGTGATTCATGTCAAACTCAATCTGACCGCCATAGTTTTCAGTTATGTACTGATACTGCCAGTTGGTATTGCCATGTATCTTCATGTTGCTGATACCCTCGTAGCTCTTCATGAATTCTCGGGCATCATTGATGTCACCAAATTCAATCAGGTCCAGGGGTTCACCAAACAGATTATGGTATGTGGCGTCACCGGGCTTCTTCTTGGGCACAAATAGGCGGGGTTTAAAGTTTTCTTTGGTCTGGAATCTCTGACCGTTATGAACGCCTCGAACCAAGGCATTATTTCCGTAGATAGTTATGTTTGTATAGAATTTCATATCTTTATTATTATAAATAATACGTATAGTAGAGTCAATAGGAAAATCATGGATATTTTTAAAATCATTGCTGAAGTAGGATTCCCCATAGCCGCAGCACTGGCTGGTGGGTATTTTGTGTTCCTTACACTTAAATTTATCTTGGCTGGAGTCATGAGCAGTATTAAGGGCTTAAGTGGTATTATAGTAGCTTTGGACAACAGAGTCAAGACCATGAACCATGATATTATTCGAATCGATACTCTGGTTAGCAATGCACTGGGAGTAAGGCCCGATGTGGATCGAATAGCTCGTGCCGATGGTAAAAACGACGCCCGAAAGGATTAACATGGATCATTTACCCCTAAATCAACGTAAATTTACCGAACAGGCTCATTTATTTGCCTACCTTAGCGAATTGGCCTATAAAGACATCAAGGATGTCGAAGAAGAATTTGCACAACTGGGATTTGTAGCTCATTTCTTTAACAACAAGGGCAGTCAGGCCTACCTGTTAAAAAATGTTCATGATCTCATAGTAGTTTGCCGTGGCACTCAGCCTACAGAATTTGCTGACATAGCAGCTGATCTGGATGCTCGCATGGTGCCTAGCTCCACTGGCATAGGTCATGTACATCGCGGGTTTAAAACGTCCGTGGACAACATCTGGCCAGAGCTAGAAGCTCAATTAAAAGAATTTGGCAAGACTCGTACTGTCTGGTGCACAGGTCATAGTCTGGGTGCAGCCATGGCTACATTGTTGGCTTATAGACTGCAACGCACCGAAGACTGTCCTAATCCACAGGCACTGTATACCTATGGCAGTCCAAGAGTAGGTAATAGCAAATACGTAAAACAGATTGAAAGCATTGGACTATTACATTTCCGCTTTGTTAATAATGCTGACATAGTGGCTCGTGTACCTGTTTGGCCTTATAGACATTTTGGTGGCATGTATTATCATAACCACTGGGGTAACCTAAGATCACCAACTGCCTGGCAGGTCACCAAGGATGTCTGGCGTGGCTTTTTAGTTGGACTAAAGAAAAAAGAAATTAACTTTTTCAGCAATCACGCCATAGGCAAATATGCTGAACATTTAAAACGCTGGGATTCCGGCGAGGAATATCCTCAGGCATGAGTCTTAAAGAATGGATTCTGGCAGTCATAGGCACCATAGCAGTTGGTGTTATCTGCGCCTGGATTGATGCCCGAGATGAACAAATACTAACAACACCCGAGATTCAAGTACATGGACATAGTAGAACTAATTAATAAATATGGATTCCCCATAGTTGCAGCCATAGGTGGTGGTTATTTTGTATACTATGTTTGGATCTGGGCCACTGACGAAGTAGAACCTGTTTTAAGCGAAGCCAGCAAAAATTTGATTGCCTTGATTGACCGCGTTAGAATGTTAGATAATGACTTGATTAGATTGAATCAAAAGATTAACATTGTAACCATGCTCAAGGATCTGGAACATGAAAAACTTCATAAACCTACTGATCGTCCTGATAGGGATTAGTACAGCACAGGCAGCACCTTTACCGGATTTCACGTTCAAAAGTCCCTCATTCAACGGTAATGGATACTCCAGCCACGTTCTTACTTTAGAAAATCAAGAGCGTACTCGTAAAGATAATATCAAAAAAGAAATACAGGCAGGTCTTGACAAGGCCAAGAATGATGCCAACAACACCAACGTAGCTAAGTTCTTAAACAATCTAGAGAGTCGTATCTATGCTCAGATTAGCCAGAACCTAGCAACAGAAATGTTTGAGGCTGGTGGTGCCACCAGTGGTACATTGAATTTTGAAGGTAATATTATTAATTGGACAAGAACAGGTACAGAGATTAATTTAAATGTAACCGACTATCTTGGATCAACAACAGCAATATCAATACCTTTAGGACAGTGGCAATTCTAACATGTACAAAATACTAATCACATTAATGCTGGCTTTTCTTACGGGTTGTGCTACAACTCGCACCGTAACGGGGCCAGAAAAACCCGTAGAAGTAAAAAGTATCATGCAAAAAGAATTTGATACTTTACCACCCCCAACAGGAAAACCAATTACGGTTGCTGTATATACGTTTGCTGATAAAACAGGTCAGCGTCGCCCAGCACCAAACTATGCCAACTTAAGTAGTGCAGTAACTCAGGGCAGCGAAGCATTTCTCATCAAGGCTCTACAAGACGTAGGCAATGGTCGTTGGTTTGAAGTTGTTGAACGAGTTGGTATTGATAGTCTAACCAAAGAAAGACAGCTCATACGTCAGATGCGTGAAGCCTATGAAGGAACTCATGCCAAACCCCTAGGACCAATGTCATTTGCTGGCATCATACTTGAAGGTGGCATTACTGGATATGATACCAGCGTCAAGAGCGGAGGTAGTGCTGCTCGAATGTTGGGCATAGGACCACAGACTCAGTACAGCGAAGACATAGTAACAGTAAGTCTAAGAGCTGTAAGTGTGAACTCAGGCAAAGTATTAGTGGCTGTAAACATACAAAAAACCATATACAGCGCCAGTGATAGCATGGCAGTATTAAAGTTTATAAAAGATGGTACGCAGGCTTTTGAAATTGAAAGTGGGCTTACCATTAATGAACCCGGCACTCAGGCAGTAAAAGCTGCCATAGAAAGTGCTGTAGTGGAGTTAATCAAAGAAGGAAGCAAAAAAGGTATCTGGGACTTCTCCTACGAACCATT